ATCCAGTCCCCGACATTTATCACAGCATGGGACTGTGAACACCTAGAGCGGAATTTTGAGCGCATTTTTTTAAGCATATTGAAACCTTTTAAATATTGCCTTCGGAGACATCACAGCAAGCCACCCACAGTAAACGGGTTAAATTCTCATTGTGATCGCTTAATTCTAGATCATTCCATGCCCCGTATTCCTTAAGAGCAGCGGAGACAATGACGGGATCTAGCTTTTTAAGTTGACGGGCAATAGACGGGTTAAGCTTTAAAGCTTCAACGTCAACGTCACATTGTCCTGGGTGGCTGCAGCTATCGGCCTGTTTTTTAGTGATCTGCAGCTCAATTCGGCCTAATGATTCGGTCCAGTACATGATGCGCCCTTACTTAACCAAAACGTCAAAGTAAGCCAGCATCAAAGCCAGCAAGCCGCAAAACAATGCAAGCCCACAAAGTGATTGAAAGATAATTGATTTCATGTTGACACCTATTAATGGATACGTTCCGATTGAACGTGCATTTATAGTAACAACAAAAGAAAAGAAAAGTATAGGTACAAACCCTATGTTGAACAACTTTAAACCCTTAAGGGATAACCCTTAGATGCTTTGATTCTGTAGCTACAATTAGAAAAGAAAATAAAGGGATAACCCAGCACAAGGGCTTCTAATGTAATAAGGGATAGGTAAGGGGAATACATAAGGAACATAAGGGGAACGGATAAGACAAGCATTGACAGACCTACATTTAAAACATTGATAGAGAAACCCTTTAGACACTCTTACACTCTATCCCCTTGCACACATGAGACGAGATGCGAATGCGAATCATTCTCATTTGCACCAGGCACTGTATGGAATCACAGTAGGGTTTACCCTATTAGGGTTTCTACCTAGGGGTTTACCCTATTAGGGTTAGTACGTAAGGGTAGGGTTTACCAGTAAGGGTTTACCCCCCCCTTGTGTAAATCGGATGGGGTGCAGTAACAGGGGACATAAACACACATGGATCTACATAAACACACATTGACATAGCATTAAAAAGATAGACCCCCCTACACATATTTGCGATAATGAGGCATAGTCAAAAAAATTTTTGGAGTATTTATGGCTGAAAAGGGATTGCTAGGTTACTTCACGGGGCAGGGAGAAACTAGGCCAAGTAGTTTGGCTGAGAGTAAGAACCCTGTTCAATACTTGATGCAGTTGGCATCTGAGAGGCCAGAGTACGCAGCATTGGCTGAGTATTTGCAGTCTCGTAATGCTATGCCGCCTATTTCATTTGGTTATATGCCTGAAGGCTCTTCTGGTCAATTTGTGCAGCGTGGTATTTTTAGTAGTAGTGATACTCCAGTAACTGGCAAAGTTAATTTAAGTGATGCGTTTGTAAGAAGGGGATATGACCCAACAAATGCTATTCCAACTTTGACTCATGAATTAACCCATGCAACTCAAAAAGAAATGGATAGTCAAATAAGGCAGAAAGATATTGCTGATCCAGAAGCAAAGCAGCAGTTTTTAGACGCATATAGAAAACTTAGCTATGACCCATCAAAAAGAGGTAGAAATGCTTTTGGCGAAGGTGCATTGGCTAATAAGTTAAATCCTGAGTGGACTGCTAGAAATGAGGAATATAGGTCTTCAGTTGGCGAGTTACCAGCTTGGGCTATGGGTGCTGTTGCAAATAGAAACCCACTAGTTCAGTATGACCCATATAAACCACCAGCACACTTAAATGCCACATTAGCTACTGAGCGTCAGATTCTGCTAGACCTGGCAACAAGAGATGCTAGAAAAAATCCAAACAAAAGAACTAGATAATCAAATGATATACTTGATTTTGTAACCATTAAATCAAGGAGAAGATATGGCTGGATTTCCTATGAGGAGAGCGTTGGAGAAGAAGATAGAGGAACTAGGAGGGATAGAGTTCGTCACTGCCCACATTAGCCAAGGAATGACCATTGGACGCTTGGCAGAGTTCATAGAGTGTTCTAGGCCCATGCTTTCTTTCTGGATAAACCATACTGATGAGCGTAGAGATGCGGTACTCGCTGCACGTAAGCTAAAGGCTGAGAAACTGGCAGAAGAGGCTCTAGAGATTGCGGATGAGGCTGATGAGACTTCTAACAGTGGAGTTAACAAAGCCAGACTCCAAGTAGACACCCGTAAGTGGATGGCATCTAAGCTTGACCCTGAGAACTATGGAGACACTGCCAAGACCCAAGTCAATATCTCTTTGGGTGATCTACATCTCCAAGCTTTAAAGCACATGGGTAAGGCTGAAGTGGTAACCTTGGAAAACAATGGCTAATAACCCGTTTATCCAGTTCATCACCCTGTACAGGAATGACCCCAATCTGTTTGTCAAAGAGGTCTTAGGAGTAGAGCCTGATGATTGGCAACAAGACTTCCTTAATGCTGTAGCCTCTGGTGAACGCAAGATTTCAATCAGGTCTGGCCACGGGGTTGGTAAATCCACAACAGCTTCTTGGGCAATGCTATGGTTCCTGTTGACCAGGTATCCAGTTAAGGTCGTAGTTACTGCCCCTACTTCTGCCCAACTGTATGACGCTTTGTTTGCCGAGCTAAAGAGGTGGGTTAAAGAACTACCCAAACCTATCCAAGACTTGCTTGATGTCAAACAAGAGAGGATAGAACTCAAGGCTTCCGCTACCGAGGCGTTTATCTCTGCCCGAACATCTCGTGCTGAACAACCCGAAGCCCTACAAGGTGTCCACTCTGAGAACGTCATGCTAGTAGCGGATGAGGCTTCTGGTGTCCCAGAGGCAGTATTCGAGGCTGCCGCAGGTTCTATGTCAGGCCATAACGCTCTAACCATCCTGCTTGGGAATCCAGTACGTAGTTCTGGTTTCTTCTTTGATACCCATAATCGGCTAAAAGATGAGTGGTGGACTAAGAGAGTATCCTGTATTGACTCTACTAGGGTCAGTAAAGAGTACGTAGAAGACATGAAATCCCGCTATGGCGAGGAAAGTAACGCCTATCGGATCAGGGTTCTGGGTGAGTTTCCAAGGAGCGATGATGACACGATTATTCCTATGGAGTTGCTTGAGTCTGCTAAACACAGGGATACAAGAGCTTATGAAGACGCTCCGATCATTTGGGGACTCGATGTGGCTCGTTTTGGCTCCGATTCTTCAGTTCTATGTAAACGTCAGTCTAATGTTGTACACACTCTTGAGAGGTGGAGGAACTTGGATCTGATGCAGTTAACAGGTGCAGTAGTCGCCCAATACGAAGCTTGTGACCACAAGAGTAGACCCACAGAGATTCTGGTTGACTCTATCGGACTCGGTGCTGGTGTTGTTGACAGACTAAGAGAACTAAAGTTACCTTGTCGGGGGATTAACGTGTCCGAAAGCCCCGCTATGGGTGGGACGTATTTAAACCTGAGAGCAGAACTCTGGCATAAAACCAAGGCTTGGCTTGAGAAAAGGGACTGCAAGATACCAAACAACGAAGATTTCATTGCTGAACTGGCCACTGTAAGGTACACCTTTACATCTAACGGCAAGATAAAGATTGAGTCAAAAGATGATATTCGTAGAAGAGGATTGAAATCTCCCGACATGGCTGATGCTTTTGTCTTGACATTTGCCTCAGATGCCGCCACCATCTCATGGGGATCTAATCTATCTTGGGGTAAACCGATTAAAAGGTTGATCCGAGGCTTGGTCTGATTGCCGTTGCCATTTTAGAGCTACCCTCAAAAAGTAGCTCTTTTTTTTATTAGCACAATATGGTAGTATTGACAAACCTTTTAGGAGATTCCTATGAAAATGGATGAAGCAGCCAAAAAGATTGGCAAGGTAATGGGCGAATACAAGCGAGGCAAGCTCAAGTCTTCCTCTGGTGACAAGGTTAAATCCCGTGACCAAGCTGTCGCTATCGCAATGAGCGAGTCTCGTGCAATGCCCAAGCGTGGCGGTAGAACTGCAACCAATCGGAGCAAGAAATGAGAGCTGGACTTTATGCCAACATTAATGCCAAACAAGAACGAATTAAAGCTGGCTCTAAAGAAAAGATGCGAAAGCCTGGCTCGAAGGGTGCGCCTACTGATAAAGCGTTTAAGCAAGCGGCTAAGACTGCTAAAAAGAAATGATTAAGCGTGGTTCAGAAGAGTTCTCTGGCTACAACAAGCCAAAGAAAACTCCTAACCACCCAAAGAAAAGCCATGCTGTATTGGCTAAGTCTGGTGACGAAGTAAAGTTAATTCGCTTTGGCCAACAAGGTGTTTCTGGTAGTCCTGATGGATCTAAAAGAAACGAAGCATTTAAAGCCCGTCATGCTCAGAATATTGCCAAAGGCAAGATGAGTGCAGCATTCTGGGCAAACAAGGTTAAATGGTAACTATGAACTGCCCAACCGCTACCTATGACATTAAGTTCAACTTAAAGAATCGTAATTGGGCGATCAAGAATGTTGACTATGGTCCTGCCAACCCAGAAGAAGATAACGAAGAGTACTGGCAGAACCTTGCTGATATGTGGTCAGTATCTATTGATGAAGTCCAAGAGATGCGTTGTGGTAATTGCGCTGCCTTTATACAAACCCCTGAGATGCTTGACTGCATCTTAAAAGGTATAGATGAAGAGACTGATGGCTATGCCAAAGACGTACAGGGTGCGGCAAATCTTGGTTATTGCGAGTTGTTTGACTTTAAGTGTGCAGGTGAGCGTACCTGTTCAGCATGGCTATCTGGTGGCCCTATCACTAAGAAGATGACCAAGAATCAGCAAAATATGTTGATGATGGCCAAGACAGAATACGACATGGAGGAAGAGCAATGAATTTCCTAGCTGCACTAATGGAATCGTTTTTACCTGCTGCTACTGAAGCAGTTGCTGGTAGTGGTATGTCTGAAGCAGTAGCCTCTGGTGGCATGGCTCCACCTACTGCTATGGAAGGATTAGGAAGCACCATTGGTGGGATGGGAAATCAAGCTATTGCCCCTTCTATGAATGCTTTTAATACATTTATTAATCCCAACTCTACATCTGGCGATATGTTGTCAGGCGCATATAAATATGCATTTAGCCCCCAAGGTCAACAAGATGAGCAAATGATGTCTGCTCCTCAAATGCGTATGGGTGGTGGCGGTATGGCTAATAACTACATGGGTGGCATCCCATCACTACTCCAAAGTTATGGTGGTGCATCACAGGGACTTCTTCCCTACATTGGCTCACGATAAGGAATAAAAATGAAACAAGAAAACCCAATGTTGATGGCTGAAACCTTGCAGGGTGAGATGCAGGGTGATGAGGTAATGTCAGAAGAGCAACTTCAAGGCGTTATCTCTGCTGAAATTAATGATGCCATTTCTTTCATAGATGATGACATTGGTGGCAATCGTGCGTTGGCTACTGAATACTATTATGGCCAACCCTTTGGTGATGAAGAAGAAGGCCGTTCACAAGTAGTATCAATGGATGTACGTGATACTGTGCAAGGCATATTGCCAAGCCTGATGCGTATTTTCTTTGGTCCAGAGCGTGTGGTTGAGTTTGCCCCCCAAGGACCAGAAGATGTACAGTCTGCTGAACAAGCTACAGACTATGTGGACTTTATTTTCAAGCGTGATAACCAAGGCTTTAAGATTCTTCACTCGGCATTCAAAGATGCTTTGGTACGCAAAGTTGGTATCGTGAAGTATTGGTGGGATGAGTCTGTAGAAGTTAAAGCAGAATCATTCTCTATGCTTGATGAGCAGACAATGATGTTCTTAACTCAAGACCCAGACATTGAGATTTCTGCGGTGCGTGAGTATCCAGTACCTGGCACTCAGCCAATGAATGATGCTCAAGGCATTATGACTCCACCACCCATGATGTACGATGTGGAGATCAAGCGCAGAATCAAATCAGGCAAGGTAAAGATTGAAGCTCTACCCCCAGAAGAGTTTTTAATTGACCGCAGAGCAAAGTCGGTTGAAGAGGCTACCTTTGTTGGCCACCGCACAATGAAGACTGTTTCCGATCTAGTCGCAATGGGTTATGACTATGATGAAATGGTTGAGGTTGCAGGTAATGGGAATGACTTTGACAACAACGAAGAGTACATAGCCCGTAACCCATTTGCCGTTATCAGCACTGCAAACAATGGTGATCCATCTAGCAAGAGTGTTCTGTACATTGAAGGCTACTTAAAGGTAGACTTTGATGGCGATGGCATTGCTGAGATGCGTAGAATTTGCACAGTAGGTACTGGCAATAAAGTTCTGCGAAACGAAATTGTTGATGACAGACAGTTTGCCGCCTTCTGCCCAGACCCAGAACCCCATACCTTTTTTGGTATGTGTCCTGCTGATGTGGTCATGGATATTCAGCGCATCAAGTCAAATGTACAACGTGGCATACTAGATTCTTTGGCTCAGTCCATCCATCCACGCACAGCCATCGTTGAAGGACAGGCCAACATGGAAGATGTGCTTAATACAGAAGTTGGTGCTGTAATTCGCATGAGAGCGCCAGGCATGGTGCAACCCTTTACAACTCCATTTGTTGGTCAGGCAGCATTCCCAATGCTTGACTACTTGGATGACATTAAACAGACCCGTACAGGCATTTCTAAAGCCGCAGCAGGGCTAGATGCAGACGCATTGCAAAGCACTACCAAAGCCGCAGTATCTGCAACAGTTAATGCCGCCCATCAGCACATTGAGATGATTGCCCGTATCTTTGCTGAAACTGGTTTGCGTAAATTGTTTACTGGTATCTTGAAACTCGTTATTGAGAACCAAGATAAAGCCCGAATGATTCGTTTGCGTAATACATTCGTACCTATTGACCCACGTTCTTGGGATGCCAATATGGATGTCATTGTTAATGTTGGGGTAGGTGATGGCACTCTTGAAGACAGAATTAATATCTTGAATCAAGTTGCACTGCGTCAGGAAATGCTGATTAAAGAAACTGGTGTTAATAACCCTGTTGTTTCTCTACCACAGTATACAAACACATTAACTAAGATGTTGCAGTTGGCGGGTATTAAAGATTCACAGAATTACTTTAACCAATTACCTGTTGACTTCCAATTGCCACCACCTCCAGAGCCAAAGCTGACTCCAGAGGAGATGTTGGCTCAAGTACAGGCACAATCTATTCAAGCAGATATTCAAAAGAAAGCCGCAGAATTGCAATTAGATCGTGAAAAAATGATATTAATGGATGATCGTGAGCGAGATCGTATTGAACAAGATGGTATTTTGCGTAGATATGAGCTAGAATTGAAATATGGTGTACAAATTCAAAGTGCGGAAATAGAAGCCGCAATGAATAAAGACCGAGAATTAATCCGTCAACAAGCTGCAATGAGCCAAGTGCCTCAACAGCCCCAACCAATGATGTAAATGGACGATCTAGAAATTAACCTCGCAAGAGGAGACAGAGCAAAGTTACTTCTTGAGGATGAACTTCTCAATGAAATGCTTAAACGAATAGAAGATGATTGTTATCGTGAGATTCGTTCTTCCAAACTAATGGAAGGACCAGTTAGAGAGCAAGCTTACTTGCTTCTGACAACAGTTGATATTCTGAGAGCAAAACTACGCTCTGTCATGGATACAGGCAAGATGGCAGAAGTTGCCCTTGTTCGTAGACGGGGAAGACCCCCAAACAAATGATTGTTAAACTAAGAGGTAAATATGTCCGATAACGCAAACGCAGTCGGTTCGATTACAGTAAACCAAGCAGCGCAAAGCTTTGCTTCCATGCTAGACAGCCAAGAGGGTGTTGACACTGGTGCAGAGGCGCAACCAGAGGAGGAGCAATCCGAATCTGAGTCTGAGGAAGTGGAATCTGCGGAGACGCAAGATGAAACAGAGGAATCTTCCGAGGAAGTAGAAGGCGAAGAAGAGGAAGGCGAGGAAGAAGCTCCTAGGGATGAGAAGTTTGTTGTCAAAGTTGATGGCAAAGAAATCGAAGTCCCAAAGGATGAACTTATCCGAGGCTACCAACGTGAAGCCGACTACACACGGAAAACGCAGAAACTAGCAGAAGAGCGCAAATTAGTCGAGTCTGAGTTTCAGCAAGTACGTGGAGAGCGTGAACAATACTCTCAGATATTAGGACAATTACAGCAGAAATTGCAGGAGTTTGAGCCTCCAGAGCCTGATTGGAATCGTTTAGAAGTTGAAGATCCTACTGAATATGCCCGTCAATGGACATCTCATCAGAGGAGAAACCAACAGAAATATGCGGTACAAGCAGAGCAAGAGAGACTTAAACAAGTGCAACAAGCTGAACTGCAAAAGTTTATGCAACAAACTATGGTTGCCGAGGTTGCTCGGTTGAAAGAGAAAATTCCAGAGTGGAGTTCTCCCGAAAAAGCCAAAGCAGAAGGCAAAGCTTTGTTGGAGTATGGTCAGAATTTGGGCTTTTCAGAGCAGGAACTGAATACGATTACCGATTCACGGGCATTATTGGCGCTTCACAAAGCGTGGAAATATGACCAGATGATGAGTAAGCGTCCAGAATTCCAAGCAAAGATTAAAAAGGCTCCGAAGATGGTTACTCCTGGTTCAGCAGGTAGCGTGAGTTCTAAGTCAAGTGATATAAATAACGCAAAAAAGCGTCTTGCACAAACTGGAAGCGTCAGAGATGCCGCATCCCTTTTCGAGAAATTTATTTAAGGAATTAACATGGCTGCTATTACAAACACCTACACCCGCTTTGACGCAAAGGGTGTTAGGGAAGATCTTTCAAACGTCATTTATCAGATCTCACCAGAAGAGACTCCATTCATGAGCAATGTTGGCCGTGAGAACGTCACCAACACTTTCTTTGAATGGCAGACTGATGATTTGGCCGCTGCAATCACAACTAATGCACAGATTGAGGGCGATGACATCACCTCTTTCACAGCAGTTACAGCTACAGTTCGTTTGGGCAACTACACCCAGATTAGCCGTAAGGATGTAATCATTGCTGGTACATTGGAAGCGGTTGACAAGGCAGGTCGTCGCTCAGAATTGAGCTATCAAATGGCCAAAAAATCTGCGGAAATTAAGCGTGACATGGAGGCCACAATGTTGGCTAACCAAGCCGCTGCCGCTGGTTCTACGTCATCTGCCCGTAAATCAGGCGCTTTGTTGGCCTTCTTGAAGACCAATACTAGCGAAGGTACTGGTGGTTCTGATCCTTCATACACAACCATTCCTGATGCAGCTCGTACTGATGCTACAACTACTAACTTGCGTTCATTCAGCGAAGCATTGCTGAAAGACGTAATTCAGAAGGTGTGGACAGAAGGTGGCAACCCATCTATCGTTATGGCTGGTCCTGTTAACAAGCAGAACTTGTCTAAGATGGCTGGTATTGCTGGTCAGCGTTTCAATGTTACAGGCGCAAAGCCTTCAACTATCATCGGGGCCGCAGATGTTTATGTCAGCGACTTCGGAAACGTGAGCATTGTTGCCAACAGGTTCCAACGTGAGCGTGATGTTTTTGTGCTTGATCCTGAGTACGCATCAGTTGCTTATCTGCGTCCCTTCCAGACAGTTGAACTGGCTAAGACAGGTGATGCCGAGAAGCGTATGCTCTTGTGTGAGTGGGGCTTGAAGATCAAGAATGAGAAAGCTCATGGCGCTGTCTATGACTTGAACTCAACAATTCAGACCTAATCTGAAGACAAAGGGGTGGGCTAATAACCCACCCTTTTTTTTATGACTACAAAAATCTTTGATACAAACCTAGAGATGGGGACTCAGAAAGTCTGGCATTACGATGCTGATAAAGATGAGGCAACCATTCAGACAATTATTGATGCCACCGAGGTGGTAGATGCAAACAAAGAACGATTTAATTCGTTTGATGAGAAGGCCAATTGGAAAGGTGATATGCACCATGTTGCATCCATTCCTATGGCTTTGTATTATCAGATGAAGGCCGAAGGCAAACTTGATGACCAAGCCTACATGAAGCGTTGGCTCAATGACCCTGATAATCGTGCATTTCGCACAAGACCTGGAGAAGTTTAATGGATAGTAAGACCATTGGAATTTTGGTTCCAACACGGGATTTTGTTAACTCTGGATTTGCTTTTGATTTAGCGAGGCTAGTTGGGTTTACTGTAGGTACAACAAACCACAAGGTAGTGATCTACACTAGTTCTGGCACTTTGTTATCAGCACAACGTCAGGATTTGGCTAGGGATGCTATTGAGGCTGAGTGTACCCATACCCTGTGGCTAGATAGCGATATGCGGTTTCCAAAAGATTCCATTATTCGCTTGTTAAAACATGATATTGGGATTGTCTGTGGAAACTATGCCAAACGTAGATTTCCTACAGAACCTATTGCGGTGAAAAAAAATACCCCAGATATGGATGCAACATTTATCAATCGGGTATATACTGAGGACGATTCAACAGGACTTGTTGAAGTAGACTACTGCGGAATGGGTGTAATGCTCGTTAAATCCGAAGTCTACAAATCTATGGAATATCCTTGGTTTGCTATCCCTTGGGTTCCTGCTGCGGAAGACTACATCGGTGAAGATGTATGGTTTTGCCGTAGAGCCGCACAGAACGGACACAAAACATTTGTTGACCAAGATCTCTCAAAACAGATCCATCATATTGGCACATTTGAATACAAACATGAACACACATTAATGTGTAGGGATGTAGAAAATGGCACTTGATACTTTTGCAGGGCTTAAAGCAACCGTAGCGGATTATCTCAATCGGGATGATCTGACTTCTGTTATTCCAAGTTTTATTACTGTTGCAGAGGCTAAATTTAATCGTAAGTTGCGTGTTCGCCAGATGATTAAACGTGCTACTGCCACCATTGATACACAGTATTTTGCTTTCCCAACTGATTGGCTACAGGCCAAAGAGTTTATCTTGAACACAAATCCCATTACTTACATGGAGTTTGTAACTGATAAACAAGCAAATGAATTGCGTCAGAATCAAATTATTGCTTCTGGTAAACCAACTTATTACACTATTGTTGGTACGCAAATAGAAGTAATTGCTACTCCTGATAGTAGTTATACAGGTGAATTAACCTATTATGGTAAAATTCCTGCGTTGAGTGATTCAAACACAAGCAACTGGCTTCTAGCTTATGCCCCAGACTTGTACTTATATGGTGCATTGCTTGAGGCATCTCCATATTTGAAAGATGATGAGCGTCTTGCTGTATGGGGTAACTTATATATTTCCTCCATTGGCGACATAGAAATAGCAGATCAAAGGGCATCTGTTGCTTCTACTCCTATTGTTCGTGCCCGATCTTTGGGGTAAAAAATGGCTGGATCATTCTCTGATTATTTAGAAGACAAAGTTTTAAAGCACGTTTTCACAAACACTGCTTACACATCCCCAACTACTCTTTATGTAGCTTTGTATACCACCGCACCAACTGATACTGGTGGTGGTACAGAGTTGTCTGGTAGCGGATACGTACGCAAATCCGTCGCTTTTACAGTAAGTGGAACATCTACTTTGGCGACAAACTCTGCTGCGGTTGAATTTGATGCGGCAACTTCTTCTTGGGGAACTATTGTGGCCATCGGTATTTTCGATGCCTCAACCTCTGGTAATTTCTTGGCCTTTTCTGACCTAACAACTAGCAAGACAATCGGTACTGGCGATATTTTGCGTATTCCTGCTGGTGATCTTGACATTACATTGAGTTAATCATGGCATTAGTACTTGCTGATCGTGTTAAGGAAACTACAACCACTACTGGTACTGCTGACTTTGTTCTAAGTGGTGCTGATACTGGTTTTCAGACATTTGCCGCAGGTGTAGGTGCAAACAACACAACCTACTATGCCGTTGCATTAGGTAGTGATTTTGAAATTGGCTTGGGAACTCTGTCTGCTAATGGTTTGACATTGGCTAGGACTACTGTTTTGCAGTCTAGCAATTCAGATACAAAGGTATCCTTTGCCGCAGGTTCTAAGTTTGTCTTTGTTACATACCCTGCTGACAAAGCGGTGCTAACTGACGCAACACAAACCCTGACAAACAAGACTTTAAACAGTCCTACTTTTGTCACGCCAGTTTTAGGCACTCCTTCTAGTGGAACTGCAACTAACTTAACTGGCTTACCTCTTTCAACGGGTGTTACTGGTACTCTTTCAGTAAGTAATGGTGGCACAAGTTTAACAACTCTTACTGCCAATAACGTATTGCTTGGCAATGGCACATCAGCGCCAACTTTTGTTGCTCCTAGCACTGCTGGCAATGTGCTAACTTCTACTGGCACAACTTGGTCATCTACTGCCCCTTCTGCTGGTGGCATTACTTACACCACAGTTAAGACTGCAAACTATACAGCCGCAAACAATGATGGTGTACAAACAAACACGACAGCAGGTGCTTTTACAGTTACCTTGCCAGCTACTCCCTCAAATGGTAATCAAGTTATTGTTGTGGATTCTTTTAATACTTGGGGAACTAACAACTTAACGATTGGTCGCAATGGCTCAACCATAGAAGGTGTTGCTGAAGATTTGGTTTGCGACATTACAGGTGTGAGTGTTCAATGTGTTTACAACGGCACAACATGGGACATCTTTGCTCAAGTGGGTGGTGCAGGTGGATCGGTGGTTTCTGGTCCTGCATCTTCTACTGACAATGCTATTGCTCGGTTTGATGGCACAACTGGCAAAATAATTCAAAATTCTGTGGTGACAATTGCAGACACAACTGGCAATGTATCGGGGGTTGGGGCATTAAGTACAACGGGAGTTATTAGTGCGGTAATAAGCGGTGGAACTGCAAATCCAGGTAATTCTTTTTGGTTTTCAGATAATTCTGCATCAGCGATGATATATGCCCGTCAGAATGGTGCTGGAGATTTGTTTGCTTTAAGCGCAGGGGCAACAGAACAATTTAGAGTCACCGCTGCTGGTGTAGCACAAGTTGCATCTGGTGTGAAATTCCCCGCAACTCAATCAGCATCAGCAGACGCTAATACGCTAGATGATTACGAGGAAGGGACTTTTACTGTAACAACAAATGGTGATGGTACTGGAGCATTTAGCGCACAAACTGGTGAATATACAAAAATTGGAAATATTTGCATCGTTAGAATTATTTTTAGTGTAAGCACTAATTTTACAAGCCCAGGAATTGGCGGTTTACCTTTTACAGTTGCTGGTTCTAGTTCTGTATCGAATACTGGATTTATAGGGTCGGTTATAACTTCATCTTCTAATGAAAGCCCAGTTACAGCCCAAGCTGAAACTAGCAGCACATCAGTATATTTATTTGTTGGCAGTAATAATGGAAATGCACATGAACCAAATACCACAAACGCAACTTATAGGTTAAGCATTGTTTATCGAACAGCCTAATTATCTGCATTGGATGATGCAGACGGACTTTTAACTAAAGGAAAATTATGTCACTTACCAAAACCACAGTTGTTGACCAAATTACTGTTCAAGAGAACGGAACTGTTCTTTATCGTGAAGCTACACGCATCATGGAAGATGGCAATCAAATTAGCCAAACCTACCATCGCTCAAGCCTCACCCCTGCACAAGACTTAACAGGCGTTCCTGCCAATGTTGTTGCAATCTGCAATGCGGCTTGGACTGCTGAAGTTATTGCGGCTTATCAAGCGGCACAGGCTGCGGCTGAAGCGGCTAGAGGAGTTTAACTATGGCTAACCTATCAGCAATCATTGCGCCTACAAATCTTGTTACGGCAACAAGCACAACTACGCTTAGTAATAAGACTCTAGTAGCACCTGCACTTGGTACACCTGCGTCTGGTAATTTAAGTAATTGCACAGGCATCCCTAGTCCCTCTGCCGCTACGCCTACTGCATTGGGTACTGTGTATGGAAAGCAAACAACAGTCGGTGGAACACCTTTTTTAACTGCTTATGGCTATAACGCTGGTGGCTCAACTACAGGGGTTAGAGTAACTGCTGTTGGTGTAGATGCGTTATATACAAACTCTACTGGCGCACGAAATACCGCCCTAGGCAATCAAGCGGGTTACTCAAATACTGGTGATAATAATTTATTTATTGGCGTTCAAGCAGGTTTTACTAACACGACAGGAACTGGAAACTCTTTTGTAGGAGGGATGGATTCTAATAATTGGCCTCCTGGTTACTACAACACAACTGGAAGCAGCAATAGCGCATTTGGTGGTGGGGCATTAAGGGCAAACACCACAGGTTCAAATAATACCGCAATTGGAACAGATGCTTTGCACCTTAACACTACGGCATCTCAAAACACGGCTGTAGGTTACGAATCGGCTTATAGCACCACAACTGGCGCAAGCAATGCCGCTTTTGGGGCGTATTCATTACGTGAAAATACTACTGGATTACAAAATACCGCTACTGGTATATCAGCACTTTATAACAATACAACTGGTAGTTCTAATGTTGCTAGTGGTTGGCAGTCTCTTTTTAATAACAGCACAGCGGCTAACAACACGGCTGTAGGTTATCAAGCGGGACATGCAACTACAACAGGTTATAACAACACTTGTTTGGGTTATCAAGCAGGGTTGCCTTTAACAACTGGCATAGGAAATACTTTTATTGGAATTTTAACTGGAAGAGTTTGCACAACGGGAAGCACAAATATTCACCTTGGGTATAACACATTAACTTCATCATCAAGTGTTGGAAATGAAATTGTTATATCTACAAATTCTGATACTGGTAAAGGCGGCTCTACTGGTTTTATTTCTCCAAATGGTGGTGGTGTTTACCAAGGTAATAATTCAGCAACATGGTCGATAACTTCTGACCAACGTCTAAAGAAAAACATTGTTGATAACGATATTGGTTTAAATGCAATAAATGCAATTCGTGTTCGCAACTTTGAATATCGTTTGCCCGAAGAAATTACCGATTTACCACAAAACCAAGCGATTAAAAAGCAAGGTATTCAGTTGGGTGCAATTGCCCAAGAACTACAAACTATTTTGCCTGATTGCGTAAAGACAGAATCAACTGGTGTTATGTCTGTAAATTCAGATAACTTGACTTGGTACTTAATTAACGCAGTCAAAGAGTTATCTGCCCGTGTCAAACAACTTGAAGGAAACTAATTATGGAAAACCAAACACCAGAAAAAATTGCCAAGCACTACTCTGCCGCAATGGATAGCGTTAATCTAATCAATGGTAGCAAGCCAGATAACATGACTGATGCTGATTGGGCTGATTGCCTATCACGCAATAAAGAACATTTAAAAATCATGTTGGCTAAAGACTATTGGACAACCGAAGACCTTGCACCATTGCAAGCAGCTTCTGTCTAATTGAAAGTTTAAAATGGAAACCCATACTTCAGAGGTGGCAACAGCAGTTGCGGCTAAAGCGGCTAATTTGGCCACTTATGGCGGTGCTAGTACTGCTATTTTCTTTGGTTTAACAGCCAATGAGTTTGCGGCTATCTGTGGCGTGGTGATTGGTGTGATTGGTTTGATAGCAAATATCTACTTCAAACAAAAACATCTAGAACTTGCTAAGAAATCACTTGAAGAAAAAGACTGATAAATGTTTGGATTTAGCGCATTCTCAGAAGCTCCATTTTCATCATTGGTTGGTGGATTTGTAGACGCTTCTGTTGCACTTACATCTACAAGTACAGTTGTTGCCGCTGCAACGGCTATCCTTTTAGGCGCTGGAGATGTTACTTCAGCATCTACTGTACAAGCATCCGCATCTAGAACGACATCAGGTCAAGCGGATATTGTTTCTAGCTCATCTGCATCGGCTTCTGCATTAGCTATATATACCGCACTTATTCAATTTACTTCTGAAAGTTCTTTTGTAGCAAGTGCAAGTTTTACTACTAATACCTTGGCAAATATAGATTCTGCTTCTAGTGTTGTTGCAAATGCTAGATACAAGTGGGAAAATGAGGCGGATACTTCTGAATCATGGACTGATACTTCAGACCAATCAGAAACATGGACAACAGTTTCAGATCAATCAGAATCTTGGACAACAGTAAATTAAGAGGAAATCATGGCAGATACCACGACAACGAACCTTGGCCTAACAAAGCCAGAAGTAGGTGCTTCAACAGATACTTGGGGTACAAAGATCAATACTGATCTGGACTCAATTGATGCCTTGTTTGATGCTGGTCCAGTACTAAAGAAAACCAAAGGTGGTACTGGTACTGCCTCTCCTGCATTGGTAGCGGGTACTAACATTGGCATCACAAACGCATGGCCTAACCAAACTATTGCCTTCTCAGGTACTTTGCCTGTGGCTAGTGGTGGTACTAATGCAACTGCTACTCCAACTGCGGGTGCTGTGGCCTATGGTACTGGTTCTGCTTATGCTTTTAGCGCATCTGGTACAGCAGGTCAGGTATTGACTTCTGGTGGATCTAGCGCCCCTACATGGGGTACACCTACAGTTGTTTCTCAACCTAATTGCACAGTCTATACATCAGGAACTAACACATTTACTGTTCCAAATGGAATTACCAAGATCATGGTAGAAGTATGGGGTGGTGGTGGTGGAGCCGCTATTAGTACTCAAGGTGGTGGCGGTGGTGGTTACTCAAAAGGCATATTAACTGTTACCCCTGGAAGCACGATTACTGCAACTGTTGGCGCAGGTGGAACTGGCGGTCAGGCAATCGGTAATGATGGAGGTACTGGTGGCACATCTACTTTTAGCACAATAAGTGCTACTGGTGGTGCAGGAACAGGTAGTGGGAATGGTGCAGGTGGCGTTGGGAGTGGTGGATCTATACTAAACCTTAGAGGCTCAAGGGGACAACTCCATGGCAGTGGTGCTATAGGTACAGGTGGTGTTGCTCCTTATTCTGGTGCGTTTACATTAGCAAGTGGTCAAGCAAGTGGCCCAGGTGGTGGTGGTTTTGGTGATGGCAATAATAGTGGTACAAGTGGTAATGCAGGTCAAATTAATGTCTGGTACTGGACTGCTTAATGCCAAATGTCAACCAACAATTAGATGCGCCAGCAGTTCCAACGCTGGCATCTTCATCTAATTCTTACTCACAAGACTTACAGAATCAGAACAATTCTGTAACTAGAACATTCTTTACTAAGCTAATTAATGTTGTGAGTAATATTGTTGGTCGAAAAGGTGGCAGATACTTAAACAATCCCTATGGGGCTTTTCAAGATTCAACAGACCAAGTAGCAGCAAACACAACAACTGCTTATGCCATAACATTTAACACTACAGATTTTTCTAATGGCGTGACTATGGCCAGTGGATCTAGAATCACTGTGGTTGATTCTGGTATTTGGAACTTGCAGTTTTCCATTCAACTAAAAAACACCACAAACGATGGTCAAGATGTGGATATTTGGTTTCGTAAAAATGGAACAAACATTGACAACTCAAACAGTAGATTTCACCCTCCTCCAAGAAAAAGTTCTGGTGATCCAAGCCATATCATTGCTTCATTGAATTTCTTTGTTGAAATGGCTGCTAATGATTACATTGAGATTATGTGGAGAACTGAAAACACTGGTGTAAGTATTGAGCATTTTGCGACAAGCACAAGCCCCACACGCCCTGCTGTGCCATCTGCCATCGTCACGATGAGTTTTGTATCAAACCTAACAACATAAATATATGGCATACATACCACTACAAATACCGCCTGGTGTCTACAAGAATGGCACAGAATACCAATCCAAAGGTAGGTGGAATAATTCCAATTTAGTTCGTTGGTTTGAGAATACTATTCGCCCTGTGGGTGGATGGCGTAAACGTGCTTCTGCACAACTTACTGGTTTAGCCAGAGGATTGATTAACTGGAAAGACAATTCTGGAAACAGGCGTATTGGTATCGGTACACACTCAAAGTTTTACGCTATGAATGAAGCGGGTACTCTGACAGACATCACCCCAACAGATTTGGTTGTTGGTAGCGCAGATGCCATTCAGAAGCTTGGCTATGGCTACAGTACTTATGGTAATTTTGCTTATGGTGTTGCCCGTCCTGATTTGGGATCAATTACTCCCGCTACAACATGGTCTTTGGACACATGGGGTGAGTACTTGGTAGGTTGCTCAACTGCTGATGGAAGACTGCTTGAGTGGCAGTTAAACACCGCCAATGATGCCGCTGCCATTGCAAATGCTCCAATTTCTTGTGTTGGGTTAATAACTACTCAAGAACGATTCTTATTTGCGCTTGGAGCAGGTGGCAATCCAAGGAAGATTTCTTGGTCAGATCAAGAGAACAATACTGTTTGGACTGCTGCCGCTACTAACCAAGCTGGTGACTTTGAACTGACAACAATCGGTTCATTGCAATGCGCTAAAAGAATTCGTGGGTTGACTATTATCTTTACAGATGTAGATGTTCACACTGCAACCTATATTGGCCCACCCTATATCTACAGTTTTGACAGAGTTGGAACTGGATGTGGTGTTATATCCAAGCAAGCGGCAGCAGTTACTGATAACTCTTGTTTATGGATGTCTAGGTCTGGATTCTGGATATATGATGGTTTTGTAAAGCCATTGGTTTCTGATGTTGGTGACTTTGTTTTTAACAACATTAATTACACTCAATCTTCTAAGATTTATGCCGTACATAACTCTGCTTTTGGTGAGATTTGGTGGTTTTACCCAAGTGCCACAAGCAATGAAATAGATTCTTATGTGTCTTACAACTACAGGGAAGGTCATTGGGCTGTTGGCACTTTGGCTAGAACTTGTGGGACAGACCAAGGTATCTTTGCCAATCCATTGATGGTTTCAACTGATGGTTACGTTTATGAGCATGAAGTCGGCTTTGCTTATGATTCACAGACATTGTTTGCTGAGTCTGGACCAGTAGAGTTAGGTGCGGGTGATCGTGTTCTAAGCCTTACAGGAATGATTCCTGATGAGAATACTTTGGGTGATGTACAGGCTAGGTTTAGCACCAAGTTTTACCCAACAAGTACTGAATATTCCTATGGACCATATTCAATGGCAAACCCAACTTCTTTACGCTTAACTGGTAGGCAAATAGCGGTCAAAATTGAGGGTGCTAGAAACGCTAATTGGCGTGTTGGCATTATCAGATTTGATGGGAAAATGGGCGGTTTGCGTTAAAAACTAGCAATTTAAGTAAATTAATAATATGATAGATCACGATAGTCAAGATTGGCGTGAAATAAGGAATGCCAAACTGTTAGAATGGTTTGGTGGCAACCAGAGTGCTGTAGACTTTTTAGTCGCTTTATCAAGTATTGCTGAGTTATGGGATGACTTAGTAGATAAAGATAAAGAGCCTAGTCGTAAAGAGATAGATGCTGTCTTTTGGAACGCACTGGTGACGCTACCTACAAATGAGTTCTTTAATCAAAATAGGGCGTTTCTAATGCCTTTAGTGATTCAGAGTATAAATGCTTGGCAAGACTCTGTAGAACTTGAAAGTGGTAATACCAATGACAGAGCCTATGCGCTCACATTGCGTATTATTTCATTACAAATAGCACCAATGATAGTCTTATTGCTTAGAGGACAAGAAGCAATGAGAGAAACTAGTACGGAAATGTGGCGTTACTTTACGTCACATGATGATGCAATTAAATGGATACAAGGGGAATAATATGTCTCTAGGCGGCTCAAGCTCAAGTCAACAGCAATTAGACCCTGCACTGCGGGATCTATTTCTACAAAACTATCAAGGCGCTCAAGGCACTGCAAGTGGATTGCAAGCCCGTCAGTTTGCAGGATTTACTCCTGACCAAGAACAAGCTTTTGCATTAAACCGCCTATATGGAAGCCAATTAAGCGCACCTACTTTGTTTGCTACTGATGCCGCCAATATATTAAAGCAAAGCGCTCAGTACCAACCACAGAATGTTCAATATCAAAATGCTATTGCACAAGGCTACACCCCTGCTCAAGCACAGGCCGCCCAATTAAATCGTGGCAGTATTCAGAATGTAAATGCAGCAGGTGTTACTGGATCACAAGTTGCAAGAGAAGCTTTTGGATCTCTTGCTCCATCGGCTAGTGCAAACATTCGTGATGTTACGCCAGCATCATTCTTGAATCAGAATATTCAAGCGTACATGAATCCTTATACAAAGGCGGTTACTGAGCAAAGTTTGCAAGATCTAGAGCGTTCTAGACAACTAGAGCAAGTTAAGACTTCTGCCCAAGCTACTGCTGCTAAAGCATTTGGTGGTTCACGCCAAGGTGTTGCAGAAGCAGAGACTAATCGTGCCTATGGTGAGAATGCGGCTCGATTACTTGCTCAACAGAATGCTGCTGCTTATCAAAATGCTCAACAGATTTCTGAGGCTGATCTTGGTCGCATGATGCAAGCACAACAGTTGAATCAAGCTAAAGACTTGGCTACAACTCAACAGGCATTAGCTTTGTCAGGTCAATTTGGTTTGGCTAATCAAGATGCGGCTTTACGTGCATCTTTGGCTAATCAAGGTGTTGATGTGTCTACTGGACAACTTAATACTCAAAACCTTCAACAAATAGCATTGGCTAATCAGGCTGCTGCCAATCAAGCAGGTCAGTTTGGTGCATCTGCCCAGAATGCTGCGGCTTTGGCTAATGCTCAGAATCAGTTGCAAACTTACTTAGCTAATCAACAAGCAGGTTTGCAAGCTAATCAGCAAAGAACTACTGCTGGTGGTCAACTTGCTAGTGCCGCTACTAACTTGCAAAACCTTGGCTTTGGTCAGGCAAACCAGTTGCGAGATCAAGGTTTGTTGCAACAAGGTTTCACTCAACAACAGTTGGATGCCATCCGCAATCTGCCTTTGGAGCAACAACAGATTCTCAATCAAGCATTGGGTATCAATGTTGGTGGTGGCTCTGGTACGCAACAAACATCTACTTCACGGCAAGGTTTGCTTGGTTTGTTCGGAATTTAAGGAGTAAATTATGCCTTTTAATATTGGGTTGTTATCTGATGCCGCATTGACGGGCTTGTCTGATACTGAAAAACAGGCAATGCAAAAACAGGCTACTCAGCAATTTCTGATTGGTAGTTTGTTGAGTGGTGATCCTGGTGTTGGCTTTAAGTCAGCATCAGACATCCCCGCTACTGCAATCTCAATGCAAGATATGTTGCGTAAGAGCCAACAAGCTCAAGCAGATCAAGCCGCTTTAGAGGGTTTCCGAGCTAGATACACTCCTACTAAATTTCAAGAAGCTAACCCTGAGTACGTGGGTCCTGTTACGCCAGATCAATTGGCTCAACAAGAGCAAATTAAAGGTGCTAGAGCGCAAGGTTTGCCATTTAATATACAAAATGCTTTGCAAGATGTATTGGCATTGCCTACTGCTGCTCAAAGCGGTATGCGTGAAACTATTACTGCGTTGCAACCAAGGGTGCAGGGTGACTTGTTGATGAACCCTAATATGCAGATCATTCGTGGTTTGCCATCACAAAAAGATCAGATTCAAACTCAACTTAATGCTGCAACAGGTTTATATGAGTCAAGGCCAGTTGTCGGAGGTATGCAAGCTAGGATTCAGTCTACTCCTCCTGAAGTATCTGCAAATACAATGCTTGTTCCATTACAGGGTGGTGGTTTTGTTCAAAGATCAATACCTGGCGGTCCAGCTGCGGTTGGTGAAATTGAATCAGCCAAAGCAATAGCTCAAGCTTCAGGTCAAGTTGAACAAGTTATTGGTGCTGATGGCAAAACATATTTTGTCCCAAGGTCTTCATTGCTAACTCAGCGTCCAACTGCAGGTCAAGCTGGAGCGCCAACTGGTGGCGCACCTATTGGTGCAGTAGCTAAAGTTTCTCCTGCTCAAGCAACACTAGATACCGCAACCAATGCTCGATTCTTAGATTTCTCTAAGAGCAGCCTAGAGTCTGCAAATAGTGCTAGTGGACGTAAGATTGCCGCTGAACAACTGTATGACCTTGCAACACAAGTTAACAACAATAAATTAACTGGTCTGCAAGCAGGTGTTTATGGATACATGAATGCAATCCCAGGTGTTGGAAAGTTATTTGAGCAGGACATTACTGATGTAACCCGCATGACTCAGATGATTAAGACAGCACAGTTAGAAAAGACTGCAATGCAAAAAGGTGCTGCCAGTAACTTAGACGCTACAACGATTGAGAAAAGCTACGCATCTATAACAGATCCTGCTTCTTCAACAAGAATGGCTGCCGCCTTTGAGGTTGCACTTGCTGATAAAGACGTTGCTAAGAATCAGTTTGTTGAAGCCTATAAAGGTGATCCTGGCAAGATAAGCACAGCATGGCAAAATTCTCCAGAAAATAAACCAATTTTTGCTCATCCAAAATTCAACCAGTTCCTTACTGAACAAGTTAATGCTTGGAGTCAAGGTGGCGCTCAAGGAAAGCCTGTGCTTCCCGCAGGATTTACATTTGGTACTGGTAAAAAATCAGGTGAGTTTCAAATTAAACGTCCTGATGGCTCAATCTATCGCATAGGTCAATAATGGCGACTAAAGACGAAATCTTTGCTTTTGCTGCTCAAGAGGCAGAGCGCCAAGGTGTTCCTCTTTCGTTAGTACAGGGCGTGGTTGATACAGAGTCTGGTGGTGCTTTTAATGCCATTGGGCCGAAGACTAAAACTGGTGATCGTGCCTATGGTCCTATGCAGTTGATGGCCACTACTGCCAAAGATCTTGGCGTTAACAGGATGGAATGGAAAGATAACATCCGAGGTGGTGTTAAGTATCTAAGCCAGTTATCACAAAGATACGATAACCCAGATTTAGTTCTTGCTGCATATAACGCAGGGTTGGGTAATGTAGACAAGTATGGCGGTATTCCTCCATTTAAAGAAACACAAAACTATGTTCAAAAGGTTAAAAACTTTATGGCTAAATCTACAACTGATGATGAGTTTGTTCCTTTCGGACAAGGTACAACAACTCAAGCGCCTACTCAAACTGTAGGTGCTGATGATTTTGTGCCATTTACTGGTTCACAAACACAAGTTAAACAACAAGTACAACAAACACAAGCCGCACCTAGTCCTGCTGAGTTTATGCAGAGTGTTAGACAACAAGCATTCCAGCCTAGAACTCAGTTTCAGCAAGATGTTGCCGCAAGTTTTAACCCACTAGATGTATTGCGTGGCAAAACTACTACTGGACAGTTAATTAGTGGTACTGCTAATTTAATGTCTCAAGGCATTAAGGGTGGTTTGAGTGCGCTTGGCCTCTCGGATGAATACCTTGGCATAGATCGTAATAAACCACAACCTGTTGCTCAACCAACTCAATCCATTAGTGATATTTTGAAAGGCACTTATAAAGTGGCTACAGAGCGCCCTGGTTTGTTGGTTGGGGGGCTTGGCACTGGTTTGCTTGATCCTACTAATTTGTTGTTGCCTGGTGCTATTCAAAAGTCTATTGTTTCTGCTACACCTAATGTGCTTACACAAATGGCTCCTAGAACTGTTGCTTTAGCGCAGAACATTGGCACTGGAGCCACTACTGCCGCCCTTACATCTGCTGCAGCACAACAGGCTAACACAGGCACTATTAATCCTCAACAAGTGTTCAATGAGGCTGCTGCAGGTGGTATTTTGACTGCTCCTACTGCTACTGTTAGTGCATTGACTACACCAAGAGCGCCAGCTAATTTAACTCAGGCTCAGTTGGTTGCTGAACGTGCTATTGCTGAAGGCGCTACATTGCCTCCTACACAAGTAAATCCATCAATGCTTAACAAATTGCTTGAAGGATTTTCTGGTAAACAGCAAACTGGTCAAGTTGCATCTCTTAAAAATCAAGAACTAGGCAATGTACAAGCTCGTAAGGCTTTAAATCTTGCACCTGATACGCCAGTTGATTTAAATGCTTTATTAAATTTTAGGGCTGAAAAGGGCTTGGCGTATGAGGCTTTAAAAGCAAATCCAACATATTACGCAGATAAGCAGTTCCTTACTGATATAAATAAACGTACTACTGATTTGCAAAAATTAGCAAACACAACAGATGTAACAGCAGAACTTAAAGTTTTAAATGGATTAAAACAATTGAACTTTGATGGTACTGGTCTTGTTGAGCAAATGAAGCGCCTTAGATACGATGGCGAGTCTAATGTTATGTCTGCTGATCCAGCAAACAGAAGTCTTGGTCAGGCTCAAAAGTTTGCTGCCAAACAACTTGAAGAATTAGCGGCTAGAAATCTTAAAAACTTTGGTCAAAATGATGTATTTGATAATTTTAAAGAAGCTCAAAAAGCCATTGGGGTAAGTTACACAATTCAAAAATCTTTAAATCTTGCAACTGGAGATATTTCACTTGCAAAACTTGGACAACGTGCAGCAGCAGGAAAAATTGTTCCAAGCGAATTAGAGACTTTAGCAAATGCCGCTGCCGCATATCCTACTGCTTTTCAGAATGTATCTAGAATTGGTAGTGTTCCAAGTATTAGCCCATTAGATGTTGGAGCCGCAGGTATTGCCGCTGCTTCAGCAAGTAATCCTAGTCTGCTTGCTACTGTATTTGGTAGACCAGCAGTAAGGGCTGGTATTACTAGTCCAGTATTTCAAAGAAATATGTTGCCTAGTTCACAGCCACAAGCGCCAGGACTACTGAATCAAATAACTTCCAATCCATTGCTAAACTATGGGTTAGGACAGATGCCTCAGTATGATGCTGATCGTTTCTTGCTCCCTAGATAACATGAAAGATTGGACTGTAGCAATCATTGCGGCAGTCTGTATTACTTGTTTTGTCATCTTTTGTAGCTACATTATTGTTTGGGCGTACCCGTGAAATGGTTACTAATGTCATCAATATTGTTTACATTGGTGGCATCTAGTAAAGACAAAACTGAATATCGTTGTGTCAGGTGGGCATGGACAGGTGATGTTTACAACCGAAAGGTAGTATGCCTTGAGTGGCAAAAGGTTGAGAAAAAATGATTGATCCAATCACGGCACTAGCTGGCATACAGTCAGCAATCAGCATGGTCAAGAAGGCAGCTAATGTTGCCAATGACTTAGGCTCACTTGCGCCCATGATTGGTAAGTTATTTGATGCAAAAAGTGTAGCTACCAAGGCCATGCTTCAGGCTAAACAGTCTGGCAAGGGTTCAAACATGGGTACGGCTTTGCAGATTGAGATGGCATTAGAGCAAGCCAGAGCATTCGAGGAAGAGTTAAAGATGCTCTTCATGCAGACAGGCAAGATTGACGTATGGCAGAAGATTAAAGCCCGTCAAGCAGAGATGGATTTGGCAGATGCCAAAGAGATAAGTGCATTAAAGAAAGCAGAGAAAGCAGCTAAACAGAAAGAACAAGAACAACTAGAGATTGGTTTGGCAATAGGTGGAATCTGCTTTGTTCTGTTTCTAGTCTTTGTTGGTGTCAATGAGTTGATGACATTCTGTGAAGCAACAAGAAGGTGTGGTAGGTGAATGAGTATCAAAAGACCTTTGACCTATGCCTCAAGATATTCGTTTACGGGGTAGTGGCTTTGTATTTCTTGGGTTTTCTGAAGTTCTTACCTGATGATCTGTCTGACAGAATTGTCAATCTTCTACTTGGAAAGGTTGGTCTTGGTAAATGA